TGTGCCATAGTTTTTTAAATACTCTGCTTCTTTGTTTCTCCTGGTAGGGTAAGCATCACCAAACTCTTGGAGTTCTTCATAGACTGCATCCCAGTTTCCATCGGTTGCATATTTAATAAACGATGGAGTTCTTTTGTAACTACCATATTGAAAACCAACAGATATTAAAACTGTGGCTTGACCTTGATCTAGCTCCTCAAAGGGTACTACTGGATCATAGTTTTCATATTGTTTTTGTAAATCTTTAGCGTAAAACTGCCTGGAACATTCGTCAATGTGATCGACATCTTCTTGTTCTAGTACCAATGACTCTGCAAATGCTTTGGCTTGTTCACCATGTAAACCAAAATAAGGTTTTAACTTATTAATAATTCTTTGGTCAATACCAATAGCCTGGCAAAAAACTTCATTCTTTTCTTTTAGATCGAAACCACTAGCAATCGTTACACCAGAATTATTAGTCGGCTGATATCCTTGACGAATACCCTGACCTTCTAATTCGTGTATAAAATCCCAATCTATGTTGTTCATTTTTGCCTATAAGATTCATTTAATCTTGGTAATATTGCTGATAAATCAAAAACTATTTCTTTCCCATCTTTATCTTTATAAATGTTATAAATATCACCATTAGGATTATTGAAATAAATATGATACTTCCCATACTCCTCAGTATTTTTTAAATAAATTTTATCTTTATTTTCAAACAAATCTTCTACTAAAAATTCTTTTCCTTCATAAAATGGTCTATTAATCTTAGGTAAAAATTCTTGTCCTGGCTCTTTAAACTTTATTCCTTCCTCTGTCATGTTTGGGGTTTCGTAAGTCGCTGTCGCTAAATCAAATAATTCTTGATCCAAAGTATCTTCTAAAAATGTTTTTAAATCTGTAAAAGTTTTGTCTACTGTTCCATTTTTCATTTCTTGAGGAAGAATAACATAATTATCATCTCCAAATTCTGTTATACCCCCATAATAACCATCTCCATATTTTATTAATCCAGCCGCTTCTTGAATAGACATTTCCCAAGCATCCATAGCTTCATCTTCCAGCGTAGGATCTGTTGTTTCTAAAGCATATTTTCTTAATGTGGGTGATTCCAAAACCTTGTTATAAAATAAATATTTAGCACCATCATAAATCTGATTTTTAGTTTGTGGTAAAATTTCATCTAAAGACAAGGGTAACAATTTACTTGTAATACTAAAGAAACCATCGTCATTTCCTAAATTATTAATTTTATAGGCTTCTACTATTTTTTGATTTGTTTCACTATCCCTAACTTTTAACCATCCATCTAACATATTTTTTGTAATTTCTGTATGTCTGCCGTCATTCATTAACATCATAAAACCAACTTGAGAAAACATTGGAACAGACTTAGATAATTCACCGAGAGCGATCGCAGCATCATCGCCAGCCATATAAGTAATATTTCTTAGCATAGTAGTCATCCCATCAAAGTCAGCAGTCTTAGTATAATTTTTAATATTATCTATAGCTTCTGGTTTGAAATATTGAACTTCACTTCTGTCGTATCTGTTAGAAATCTGTGTAACAATAGCTCTGTAGTTATCTGCTTCTTGTTTAAATGTATCAAAATCAGATTCTAAAAAATTAATATCGGGAACAGAAGCAATACCAAAATCTTCTGCCATATTTAAAATATCACTGTTAATCATAGTTTCCATTTTACCTACTAACTTTTCTAAATTAGATTGATAATCACTTTCAGCAACAGTTACACCTTTTCCAGACATAGCATTCTCTGTGTTTTGTCTTGTTACTCTTGTTAATTCTGCTTGAACATCAGTTAATGGTGAGTTTCTCATTAATGTAATATTTTGAAAATTTTCTGCTGCACTATTTATTTTTTCTAATAATGGAGTAATTTCATCATCTAAGCCAAACTGCTTAGAATATTCTATTAGAACATCAGCTCTTGTATAAAGATCTTGTAAATCTGTTAAACTGCCAAAAAGATTTGGATTTTTCGTAACTTCTAAAAAATCATTAACATCTGATTTAAAATCAGAAATATCACTTTTTACTCCAGCTTTTAATGTTTTAATTCCTGTTTCAATTTCAGACTGTGCTTTGTTATATAAAATATTTAATGTTTTTGGTTCTATCTTTTTATCGTAAAAACCATTTTTATAATTTTCTAAAAAAACGCTAGGATTGTCTGATACTAATTTTTCTGCTTTTCTTTGTTCTACTGTTTTCATTACAGTTTCGAAATAACCATCTGGCATAGGGATTCCATCTCTTGCTGAATCCTCAAGTAATTTTTCAATATTTATTTTTGATGCAAACTCTTGTGCTTTGTTTTTCCCAGCACCTACTATTTTATTAATTTCATAATTAATATTCTCTTGGAGAGTTTTTTCTCCTTGCTCTCTAATATTTTTCCATACAGATGTTTCAACATTTAAATATTCTTGGTTATAAATTTCATTTGCTTTGGAAGTAAATATTTGTTTAACAACAGGATCTTTAATACCAGACGATATGTTTTTAATTAAAGAATCTGATCCTTGTTGGTATTGAGATAGAGCAATATTTGTGTCTGGGTTATATTGTGCATCAAAACTTAATTGATTAAGTCCTGGTGTATTTTCATCACCTTTTAAATATTGATCTATTAATTTAGTGGCTTCTGTTTTTCTTTGTAAGGATTTCTGTGCTTCATAAAATCTTGTTGATACCTTTTGAACATCACCCGCTAATTCTGCTGCTGCTGTAAATGGAGCTTGTGCGGCAGCGGTAATATCAGGAACTGGTCTAGCTCTTGTACCCGTCTGCGATGTTAATCCTGTCTTTGCTTTAAATTCTGGGATCTGTACCATTATAATCCAGCGTATTTATTTATTGAATAAATATCAGACGCTCCTCCTAATAAAGTTCTACCAGCCTGGAAGTATGATCCAATGGCTCTTTGTCTACCAGTGTATAAAGCTAATTGACCTTCCATTCTTGATAATACTGCGGCTTCACGATAATCACCAGCTTCTATTGAAGAATTGTATCGAATATTCTCTCTTTCAATAGCGGCTTCTGTTAAATAATCTTCCATGACTGCTAAAGGCGTTCCCCTGGAAACATCAACACCAGAAAAAGCATAAGCTCTTTCCACACTAGCCATTGTTTTCTCAAAATCTTTATTAAATCTTTTAACATTATATTCACCAATCTCTTTGGCTCTTTCAGCTTTTTGATTATAAATATCAGCATTTTGTTGAGCGATGGTGTTTTGATATTGTGCGGATGCCTGTGCTGCTTGACCAGCTTGAATACTGGCTACTGCACCGACTGCTGTTGAAGCTGCTATTACTGCTGGTAATCCCATTCTATTATCCTTGCATACCTTATATGATCTTGATTTGAAACATATTTTTTCATTGTTCCCTCATTTTGTAAACCTAACCATTGAGCAAAACGATGACCAAGTTTGAAGTCTTGCTTAACAGCTGTCTGCAATCTTACTACTTTGTTTTGTTCAATCAATAGCTCTAATCCTTTTTTAACAGCTCTCGCTGCTGCTAATGGATGATCCCAGATCTTATTGGATGCAATCACCCATCCTTCGTAAACCCCTTCCCATAACAAAGTAATCCCACCCGCTACAATACAATCACCATTGTAAACAGCGGTAAAGGCTTTGCCTGGTTGTTCCAGGTTATGTAAATGTTCCTCCCAGCTCTTATCTATCTGGACATTAGGATCATTCATAATACCTCTTGTCATCGTCAAACCATGTTCCGTTCTGAAAGGTATAATTGATAAATTACCCTTCATTTGTTGTTACTCTTGGATATATGCCAATAATATTAATTGGTAAAGGCTGTGTTTGCCTTACATAAATATATCCATCGGTTTCAAAATCTCCTCTAAACTCTACTTGTTTATCACCACTGAATGGTGGTATTGCGACATCCATTGGATTAGCACTAGATCTAAATGGTATTCTTTCCAGGTTGTTTATATCTGATCCTATTTCAACACCCACAGATGCTAATAATCTTATGGTGACATCATGAATACGTTTAGTTTGACCTTGAGCCACACCTTCAGCAGCTCCCGCTTCAATACGCATTGTCTGCAATAAACTGGTATAACCTAATCCAATACTCGCTTTGGTGACATTACGATCCAGGGTAATTGATCCATTTGATACAGTTTTATCTGGATGAGTTGCACCATCTGCTAGGATAGCTACTGTTTCACCTTCCAAATGATTTAATCCAGAAATAGTATTGGTTGCTGATCCACTATATTGAAGTCCACTATCAACAAAGAAAGCATCTGCAATATTTGTTCCATAATCATAATTTTCTAAATATTCTACATATCTTCTTGTTGATCCATTAACAGTTCTTTTTACTACCATGTATAAATCATCTTCATCTGCATCTCCTGGAATAGTTGCCAGGTTTTCTACATGACCAAAACTATCTGATCCAAATGATCCGCCAATCTCATGAAGATGCCATCCTACGACATCCTCTGCTCTTTGATATGTTAGTCCGACTAATCTTCCATCTTCTCTTACACCCCATAAAATACTTTCTGGTTCTTGTTGATATGATAATTCTTTAATACCCGACTCGGTAATATTCTCTGCCAGGATAGTCATATCGGGAGCTACATAAGAGTCAAAGTCAAAACTATAAGTTAATTCTCTAATTTTTCTTTTTGCTCTTTGTAGAAACATGGTGACGTTTGCTACCTGAATTGCATCCACATTAGCTGATCCATAAGATGTTTGTCTTTGAATTTGTATATTAGTAGGTGTAATTGGTTGAGTTGTACCTGATGCTGATACCACGAACTCACCACCGACTGTTCCCGCAATCAATGATCTTTGTGCAGATAAAAATCTAATACTGTTTACTTTGTTTGATGCGATTGTATAAATCATCGCTGAAGTATCAGTTACACTTGTGTGATATCCATCATCAAAATTTTCATATTCGTTTACTTTTGAAAAGAATAATGTTTGTGGTTCTTCGTTTGTACCCGCAAACACTAATCGTTGTTCAAAGAAAGTCACACTGGATGGATGTCCAGTAGTGTCGGAAAATGATCCTAAAGCAAAATCTGTATTGGCTGATCCTGATCCTAGAGCTACTTTCACTGTACCGACTACTTCTGTTGTTGAATTAAAAGCAGTAATAATCGCATGACCATCATTAAAATGTATTGCTCTACCTACATCCGTTGATTTAAATCCATCACCACCATTGATGCCTGTTGTAGAAGAAGCGGTAAAAGTTGCTGATGATCCTACTGCTGTATGAGAAGCGGTGATTGTTGTTGTTGTGTCGTTATGTGCTTGGAATGGGGGAACATTAAATTCTACTTCGTTTAGTGTCCAGGATGTATGTCCTGTTCTTGATAATTTTCTAACTGTATAATCGCGATGACAGATATACATGATATCTGCAGATTGTGCGAACTTGAGTTGTGCAACATCAGCTGCTGCATAAGGGGAAGTTATTTCATAAATTCTAAAAGCACTACCACCAGAAGCATAGGCAGTATAGCTGCTAGAGTCGATATTGTTCCCATCAACATCCTGTAACTCAAATGTATTGGCGGTTGTGTTAGCGACTTTAAAAGTCTTTCCATTGACTTCCACCATTCCTGTAACTGAACTAATAATGACATGATCCCCATTGGTATATCCATGTGCGGTAGAAGTTACTACTGCTGGATTAGCTTGGCTGATGTTCGTTATTGTCTTAGCTGTTTCTGTAATAATACCTTTGTCTTTAAAGAAACGAATATATTGATCTCCAAACTCTAAGACATAAGTTTGAACTGTTGAAAATTCAAAAGGAATTAATCTAACAGCACTAGAGCTATCTTTCACTTCATGAACAAAAGATGTACCTGGTCTACGACTTGCACCACCATGAGGTTGAATTGTAAAATTACTAATGGTTTTTGCACCATTATAATATTTTGTTAAATCTGTTCTTCCATCTAGCCTGGGTGATAATTGACCAGCGGTAAAGTTGGTGTAAGCAACAGTTTGTCTTGGCATTTAAAACCTCGAATTAATAAATGTTGAACTGTCTATATAGTCTGGTGTTCCTTCGGTTGCGTCTGCGTGTCTAGCTAATCTTAATTTTTCATTGTAATCTTGTTTCAATGCAACAGCTAAACTGGTTGAACTGGTAATCGCATAACATAACTCAGCTGCTAATCTTGCTACAATAGACTCAATTAATAAACTATCATATTGAGTAGGATCAGCTACCCTGGCTGAGTATATTAAATAAACAGTATCTTCATCCGTTAATATTTTTCTACCTTCTACTTTAAATTTTTGACCGCCATCGACATTAGATGATGATCCATCATGGTAGCCACCTAGCGACAAAACCCTAATACAATCACTAGGCAGCTGATATTGATATGTGTATTCGTGTGTTGGACTAGCTGTATCTTGAGCTAGTTGAACTCTTTTGACTAAACAATTCCAGGTATGCTCTCTAAAGACTGCATCTCTTAATGGTTCATATCGTTGATTACATAATCTTGCATTCTTACTATCCTCTGTTAAGGCAGTAATATTATTCGCACCTAAAATATTAAGAGCTGAATTACAAATTTCTACTACAGATGTCATCCTATCATTGTCTTTCTATTTGATTTTTTATTATTGTTAGCAAATTTTCTTGCTGCTTCTTTACTACCAAAACCCCATGCTTGTAATGCTTTTTTTAATCTAGTTGGTCTGCCTTTTTCATCTTTTAAAGGACCAGCCATACCGCCAAACCGTGCAGCAAAGCTGACACGCCTACCATGGCTACCAGACTTTTGTGGTGG